TTACTCCTTCACTTTGATTCCAGCGGCGCGAAGAACCTCTTCAATTTCCCATCCAGCATGCACAGGATAGCGGTCTGAACCGTCGCAGCATTTATCCTTTTCGCTATATGACACCGCCACATCATCCCAATAATCGTCAGGCGCATGACCAGCCTGAATCCATATAAGATGTGCATGAGGCTTTGGTAGCTCAATTTCTATTGCCGCCCTGCTATCTATCCATGCTTGCCATGCATTATGTAAGTCTGGGTTGTGCAGGTAATCACCCAGCATTCGCTTATTAACAATTTCCTCTACTGAGATATTGAATTGCTTTGATGCCCATTGCTCGAAAGACTTTCTTGATTCGTCCATATCAATCCCCGTTAGTCGTTTCACTCACGAATCTGACAAAACCAGCCATGTTAATTTGCATGAGTTTTTTCAACACTTTGTCTCGCTGGCTACGTTTTGGTTTTGGCCTGTGGTTGAATCTTTCACAAACTGGAAGGCTTGATGATTTCCAGTACCTATTACGCCTTGCTCCATCTTCCGCCATATCGGCATGAATAAGGTCTGCGAGTGTGCTCATATTCACCTCTCCAGTTACATTGGTTTTGTAATGTTGCTAGTCATCTTACGAATAAAAAAATGCGTACGTAGCTTTGCTTCCCACATGTAAATCTCCTCAAGGCGAGATAAATCTACGAATACCGGACCTTTGTAATCTGGTCTTGATGCCCTTATGTATGAGCTAATAGTTTGTGCATCTTGCTCGTCAAGATTCATGACTTCCCTCTCTAACAGATTTCAGGTTATTCCACTCCGTTACCGCACTGCGATAATTCGCGGCCGCCACAGCGGCGTGGTTAGCGCAGTAGATTTGGCACCCGCTCTCCATGTCTAATATTGTCGGTGATTTTCCGCATTTACATTTTTTGGCACGCGGTGCGTCTGAACACATTCCGTTAACGGTGTCCATCAGGATCCACCTCGTTCTTAATCCAATAAAAAAGGGCTACTGTGTAAATAGCCCCTGTTATTAGCTCAGTGATGTAGATGGTCATTTAATACTCCGTCACGTTTTCCTGTCGCCACGCCTCGTCATATTCCGATTTCGGCATATTGGCGATGTAGCTATAAGGCGATCCTGATTCAAGTTGCAGGAACTGGTGCGATTGCTCGTCAAGGAACAAAGGGACGCCACCTTCCCAACCTTCGCCGTTACGTTGTTTTTCAAGCATCAAAACAGATGCCGGAGATGCCAGTAGCTGTTCGTCCTTCTCTGACATCTTTTCACCACTCTGAACTCTCTGTAACGCTCTCTCGCGAGCCTTGTTACGCCAGATGATGAAAAGGTTGTCTGTCAGGTCTGTTATCGCTCCAGAGCCTTTTACGTCCATTTTCCCGGTTGGTTTTTCTTCGCTGTCTCCTTTTCGCGAGTGAGTAACGAGAATGACGTGGGAGTTTGTTTTGTTTTTGAAGTCGCAAATCGAGTCAACAAACGCCTTCTGCCCGTTATAGTCATCGTCGCCTATGCCACATTTCATCAGGCTGTCGATGATGAATAACTGGATCCCGTATCGGCGGCGAGCGTAGTCGAATATTTCGATCAGCCTGTCGGCTTTCGCCGTTCCGGTCAGACCAAACACCCAAAGTCTTTCGTCATAAAATTTAAATGCAGAGTCAATTTCCAGCACTGGCGGCATCTTGCAGCACGTCGCCTGACGGGTAAGGCGCTTAAGGAGAATACCAGGCTTCAGCTCAAGTGACGCGATGCACGTCTTCACACCCTGACGCATTGCCTCAAGTGCCATATGCCCGACAACCTCCGTTTTTCCGTGACCGTTCACACCATTGACCAGCGTCAACTCTGCCTCACGGAACTGGAATTTATCTGCCAGAGATTCCCACGGTGGATTAAACAGATACTGCTGCTTGCCGTAGAAAGCGTTGATAGTGTCCTGGTAAAACTCTCGCGCGCTGTAGAGTTCTTCAGGATCGAAGTAGGATGCCGTGCCGATGTACTGCCAGATTTCATCCTCGGTAACACCGTTCATCAGGCATTCGTTGATGTCTTTGTACGGCAGAGTAACAAGACGGCAACGATGTTCACCGAGTCGGCTTGCGATTTCCCTTGCGGCTTCACGACCAACATCATCAACGTCCATCGAGATGAATATTTCCTCAAACCTGTCGAGGTTGTGATACTCAAACTCAATCCACTGCTGCTTAGCGCCTTTCCCGCCACCAAACGGCACGGATAACGCCGAGATGCCGTATTGCGCATAGCTCATACAATCAATTTCGCCTTCGCAAAGCACAACCGCCCTCACGCCAGCGTCCAGAGCCTGCCATCCGAACAGACAAGGTTCGCAATCACCTTCTGCCATAATGACTTTCTTCCCGTCCGGGCGCTCAGTGCTGATTCGCTTGACCTGCAACAACTCACCATCGCGTTTGTACGGAATCACCAGAGCATCCAGTTCTCGCTCTCCATTCCACACCTTGCCGCTGACAACCTCGTAGCGCTTTACGACTTCTGGCGATATGCCACGCGATTGCAGGTACTCAAGATGGGATTCTGTTCTGGTAACGTAGCGGGCGATTTTCTTGCGATCAGGTCTGGAGAATTTCTTCTCACGTTTGGCATCGAAATGGTGATCGTCATCCTTGATACCGAGAAATGCTTTCGCTTCCTGCATAGCCTGATGCAGGTTAATTCCTCGACATGCCATCCACAAATCAAGCATGTCACCGCCGTCCCCCTCAGCGAAATCAGCCCATTTTTTCTTGCCGCTAAGGTTGACCTTAAGGCTGTTTCCCTTGTCACCGTTGACGTTACCGGCAACCCACTCATGCCCCTCTTTCTTGCCGTTTGGCAACAGGTGCGGAGCCACCCTGTCAACCTGCGCCCAAAGCAGGTCGCTAAGTTCACTTGGCGTCATGATTCCCTCAGATTGAGATTTTTAAACCAGAAATCGACAAACGAAATACTTAACCAGCCGTGGTTATAACCAGCGACCAGTAGCGATTTGATTTTTGATTTCATGGTTCACCTGTCGAAAAACACGTAGCCAGTTTTCGATACGGTGATTGCGGATGATGGTTTGGATTGTGGTTGAATAGTTTCTGGCTTCTCGTCGTTCCAGCGTTGACCGTTCAGGTAGCTCGATGGTAACAACCTGTCGAATCCGAACTGCTTACCATTCCTGCATGCGATGTCTTCTGCCAGCATCGTGGCAAACTCGCTTGCCGTACCCCTGGTAGTTTTACGCCATTCCCTGAACTGTGTTCTGAATGCCGAAGCTGCGTTTTTCTTCCCGGCTTTCCGCATGCCTGCACACCAGAATATTTCCTCGAATGCCTTGTCGGTTTCTTCGTGACGGTCATGTGATTTTTCACACTCCGTCCGAACACTTTCGGACATAGTGTTTTTATTATTTCTTTTTTCTTTTGTAATAGTTTCTTTTGTGTGTCCCTGTTTTGGTGACAGCGCTGTCACCGTTTTGGTGACACTTTTTGTCACCAATGCAGTGACATTATCACCAGAGTAGTGACACCCTTCTATTTGCCATTCCTCGATGTTCTTGTTAGGCCCGATTTGCTGGCCTTCGCGAAGGATAACCTTCATCGCGATAAGCTCATTCTTGGCCTTGTTTACCTTCTGTCTTGGCAGCCTGGTAATTTGAGCTAACTGACTATCAGAGATGCGATCCATCTTTTTACCGTAGCCGTATGTTTTACGGCATATGGCGTGGGCAACCTTGCTCTGATTTTTCGTTAAATCTGCGCCGATAAGCTCTTCATACAGGGCATTTGCAAGACGGGTATAACCATCTTCAACTTCTGCCACACGACGCTCCACAGGCCGTTGTGAAGGCCTTAAATGTGTTACGGTTGCAAGATTACTCATGACCTTTCTCCTTCTGCATCAGCTTCACTTTTTCCAACTCAGCTCGGAATCGACCAGGCTGCTTGAAGCTGGACAGGAAGCGATCACGTAGTATGTGTTTGTGAATTTTGTCCTGGTAAGGACTGAGTTGTTTTGTCATAATTACTCCTGTTGATAGATCCAGTAATGAACTCAGAATTCCATCTGGATTTGATCAGAACGCCCGGTCTTGCACACCGGGCGTTTTTTATTGGTGAGTTCATCAAGCGCATACTTAAAAGCCCTACTAATCGGACTGATGTCTGATGCCATTCCGAAAGCACACAAGACCGAAGCAATAAACCTCCAGTCCGTTCTGCTTATCTTCGATTCATGACAGCCAATCATCTTTGCCAAACCGCGCTGGGTAAGCGTTGACAGGTTGATGAGTAAATCAGTTTCAGCGCGATCAATTTCTCGCTGTGTTGGCTTGCTGTAACTTGCTTGTGTCATTTCTTAATATTTCCAATAGTGAATAGTTAGTTGAAAGGTATGCGTGGAAACGCATATGACCTTAGTTGGTCAGATATCTTGGGACTCGCTTTGTCAGCGACGTAGGACGAATGTCCATTGTGAAAAGAGCGGATCCGCTTATTAAGCGGCTTGGTGTTCCGGCGGGAACACGTCATCAAGACTGACTTTTGCGCCTAACTTGTTTAGGCACGCAACAAGAGCACGGCATGTTTTAAGGTCTGGGAAGCGACGACCAGATTCCCAATGTCCGATAGCCCCCTGTGTGCATCCAACCGCCTTAGCAAGGGTTGTTTGAGAGATATTCAGTGACTCTCGATATTTTCGTAGGTTGCTCATATGCCCTCCATAGTAACCATGAAACAATAATACGATATGTACTCTTGGAATGCAAACAAAAAATACACCTTGTGCATGGATGGTTTTAGTACAGAGCGTAATAATAAGGATATGAAAATGAAATGGTATGAACTGGCTAGATCCAGAATGAAAGAGCTCGGCATAACTCAAGAGAAGTTAGCTGAAGAGCTTGGTATGACGCAGGGTGGAATTGGTCACTGGTTGCGCGGATCTCGTCATCCATCTCTTGACGAGATTGGTGTGGTGTTTAAATACCTTGGTATTGATAACGTCTCATTCAACCACGACGGTACATTTTCACCTGTTGGCGAATACTCATCTGCCCCCGTAAAAAAACAATATGAGTACCCTGTTTTTTCTCATGTTCAGGCCGGGATGTTCTCGCCTGAGCTTAGAACCTTTACCAAAGGTGATGCGGAGAGATGGGTCAGCACAACCAAAAAAGCCAGTGATTGTGCGTTTTGGCTTGAAGTTGAAGGTAATTCCATGACCGCACCAACAGGATCCAAGCCAAGTTTTCCTGACGGGATGTTAATTCTCGTTGACCCTGAGCAGGCTGTTGAGCCAGGTGATTTCTGCATAGCCAGACTTGGTGGTGAGGAGTTTACCTTCAAGAAACTGATCAGGGATAGCGGTCAGGTGTTCCTACAACCACTAAACCCGCAATATCCAATGATCCCATGCAATGATAGCTGTTCCGTAGTAGGGAAAGTTATCGCCAGCCAGTGGCCTGAAGAGACATTTAGTTAACAGCATCACCACTCTAAAACACACAACAATAACCCGACCTTAGCGTCGGGTTTTCTTTTTCCAAAATATAAATCAATAAAATACAAAGTGTTATAAAAAACCAACCATATTTAGAACATTTTGTATTGACTCAATAAAGTACACATCGTACTATTTAGCCATCAGCAGGACGCACTACTCACCAGGGCGGTGAATATACAACGATTCAAATATGAATCTACGGCGCTGACAAAGCGCAATAACCAAAGTGAACTTTGGGGTGTGGTGAAGCCAGCTAGTCACTGGCAAGTGCTTACCTACTGTTGAGCGGTGAAGCGCTCCCAACGCTAGCAATAGCGTGGACGAGATGGGGAGCCGCGGGCGATAAGGCCGCCATAACGCGCACGTTGTCGCATGGAAAAATCACTGGGGTGCCGGTTATACCCCTCCGAATGAGACTCAACAAGCTGGAGCTAGACTACCAGCCACCACACCACCAAAGTTCATCAGGAGGTCTATATGACACGCAGAACTCAGTTCAAAGGCAATTCACGTTCTCGTCGTCGTGAGCGTTTAAAGGCAAAGGCATTAGCTAACGGCGTACTGGCCCGCGAAGAAGCAATAAGTTCAGAAGTATTACACCGCCCTACTCTAAGCAGAGCGCAGATTCAGGCTAAAGGTACTCACGAAACGCCTGAGCGCATAGAAGACGCTAAGCCAATTAAGTTCATGGCACAGGACGTGATCTGGCAACAGAAAGAATACAGACGCAATCTGGAGCGAGCGGCCATTGTGTACGCGAATGAGTTTGGACATAAGCAACCAGAAACTGGTGTATGTCTTCCAAACGTAGCCATTTACGCGGCAGGCTACCGGAAATCAAAACAACTGACAGCAAGATGACTTGTGTTGGTCGCCAGAAAATGAAATTAGGCAGTAAGCTACTGTATGAGGGGTGAGATATGCATAAATGTCAGTTCTGTGGATACATGTTTGAATCAAATGAAATGCAACGTATTTCGTTAAACCTTATCGGTAGGCCATACAACATTTGCCTAGGATGTAGCGAGAAATACAAAAACAAAGACATGTGGGACGACAATAAAAACGATATCGACTGGAATAAAGTGCCATGTATTGATGATAGTTAAAAATAATTATGCCGCATAGTCGGCCTTCTTTTGGCATAAACAACAGAATAAACACTGCACTGTGTATTCATTCCAACGAGTGAATACACGGAGCAATGTCGCTCGTAACTAAACAGGAGCCGACTTGTTCTGATTATTGGAAATCTTCTTTGCCCTCCAGTGTGAGGGCCTTTTTATATGCATACCAATAACGCTTCACCAGAGGCATTTTCGTTATGCAATCAAACAGAAGGAGCATCCTATGCAACAGTTCGCTATTGCAGGGGCGGCATCGGTTCGCCCTTTCAACCCGATTTTATCGGTACAGCATTCACGAAAAAATATTTTAACCGGAGCAGACTTTAAACAACCAAGAATGAAAAGTTTGCTCGAAAAGCTTTGGGATATTTTGAAACAACAAGGCCGTCCATGAGTTTTACAGATAACTGGTCAGACGAAGAATTCATTCGTCAGATGAAAGAATTAATCGGTAACGAAGGAGATATTCATGTCACTTGCAACCACAGTGAAGGAGAGCAAGTTACAGAGGCGCATGTACACGCAGAAAGCTCTCTGGTATCGACATAATGGCGACCGCGAAGGAATGCGGGTATGCCTTAACTTGTCCCGAGTCGAAGTATTAAATCAGCGTTATTTCCTTGGGCCGTGTCCATTCTGAGAACAATCATATGAGCAAAGAATTTTACGCAAGACTGGCAGCTATTCAGGAGAATCTGAACGCGCCAAAGAATCAGTACAACTCATTCGGTAAATATAAATACAGAAGCTGCGAAGACATTCTTGAAGGCGTTAAGCCGTTACTGAATGGCCTGTTTTTATCAATCAGCGATGAAGTTGTGTTGATTGGTGATCGGTATTACGTGAAAGCCACGGCAACTATTACCGATGGCGAAAACAGTCATACGGCAACCGCCCTTGCACGAGAGGAAGAAAGCAAGAAAGGAATGGATTCTGCACAAGTTACTGGAGCTACAAGCTCTTATGCACGCAAGTATTGCCTCAATGGTTTGTTCGGCATTGATGATGCGAAAGATGCAGATACAGACGAGCATAAACATCAGCAGAACGCAGCAGCAAAGCAATCAAAACCATCACCTACACCTGAACAGGTTCTAAAAGCATTCACTGACGCAGCATTGCAGAAAAACACCGTGGAAGAGCTTAAACAGGCGTTCGCCAAAGCGTGGAAGATGCTCGAAGGCACACCGGAGCAGCAAAAAGCGCAGGACGTTTACAACATCAGACGAGACGAATTAGAAGGGGCGGCCGCTTAATGGCACATTCGATTACTGTAAGACTAAACAAGCCCGCAAGAGAGTTTCAGGCCGGGGAAAATATCGGATTCAACATCCGTGCTGGAGTTCAGTATTACGATCGCCAGACAAAAAAGAAGGAATGGACAAACTACAGCGCCGTTGTATTTGCCAAGCCGGGAGCGCAAGCGGATTACTACCGTAGTGTTCTTGTTGAAGGTGGCATTGTTGAAATTACCGGAGAAAACATCAGGGTTGATATTTATCAGGGGCAAAATGGTCAATCAATCACTCTTGAATTACTGAATGCAAAGATTGGATTTGCAGCTTCAGGAAATGGCCCGCAGCAGCAAAGTAGTAACCAGCAGAACACTCCTGTATACGACGATTCCATCCCATTCTGATTTAGAAAAATAAGGATTTAATTATGCCAGCGCCTCTGTATGGTGCGGACGACGCGCGCCGCTGTTCCGGCAATTCCGTATCGGAGGTGCTGGATAAATTCAGAAAAAACTACGACCTGATAATGTCGCTACCGCAGGAAACGAAAGAGGAAAAGGAATTTCGCCATTGTATATGGCTTGCAGAGAAAGAAGAACGCGAGCGAATTTACCAGACATCAATCCGACCATTCCGCAAAGCCACATATACCCACTTCCCTGAAATTGACCCGCGTCTGCGTAATTATCGATCACGCTATGGCGCTATCAGTAATGACTGAGGAATTTACCATGAGAGGACTTGCATACAATCCCGGCATTCTTCCGGCAGAAATGATTATTCGCCAACGCGTAAAGCCAATGCCATCGAGAGAGGAATTGCTTAAGAGAAAGAGTTTCGGTTCTGTTAATGACAACAAATATCTGAATGCGATGTGGCGGAGTGGGAAGAAATGAAACAAATATCACTAATTGAGATGGATGGTTTTCTGAAAGGTAAATGCATCCCACGAGATTTAAAGGTTAACGAAACAAATGCTGAATATCTGGTGCGTAAATTTGCTGAAGCTGAGGCCAAGTGCGCGGCACTGGCGGTGGAGAATGCGGGAATAAAGTCTGCAATTCCTCAACTACGGGATATTGATGCTGACAATGACAATATGGATGACGTATCTCTTGCTGAAGACTTCGGATTCAATCATGCAATAGAACGGATGAGGAGACAGATACCTGAAACCCCAGCCACCGATGCTTTTCTGGCTGAAGTGAAGACTGAAGCACGCAAGGAGGGAGCTTACTTTGTGGCGAACAGAATGCTGGCTGCCTGGGAAGCTGGTTTTATTGATGATACTGCAAAGAACGCCGCGGATATTGCCAGGATGATTCTTACCTCTACTGAGTTTATGGCTAATGCGCCGGAAGGCGATTTTGACCGCTCATTCTCTGATGGCGTTCTAGAAGATATCGCCGACCAGCTTCGCAAAGGAGCCTCGCTATGAGAAAATATCCGAGAGTTGAAGGTGTCTTGTCTAAAAAGAAAAACACTTCCGCGAAATGTCGTTGTGGCGCAGTGGCTAAATATAAAACCACGGTGCAGGTAGATATTTTTCGTGGCGATGATGAGGTTTTCTGGTCATGTGCCGAACACAAAAATGACTGTGTGTTTCTGCTAGATGGCGCAGTCGAGAGCAAAGGAGCATCCCAATGACAGCACTCAACAAACAGGCGCTGCGTGAAATCGCAGCGGCAGCAGTTGGCGCACATGAGCGCCTTAGTGTTATGCCGCCTGATGACATTTTCGATATCTCACTGGCAGAAGGAACTCAGCTTGATGCAGATATCACTGCCTTGAACGCGCTGAACTCCGCAGCAAACCCCACTACCGTGCTGGCGCTGCTGGCATCGCTGGAAGCCGCAGAGAAGCGGATTGCTGAACTGGAGGCGCGGGAGGTGAAATTGCCTAATCCTCATGCTCACCTCATCTGGATTCAGGCAGGCCATGCCCCTGATGACTATTGGGATGATGTTGCCGTTTCTCATAGCGAAAAGGATAAGTGCTGCGACGGTTCAGATCGCTATCCGGTTTATGCTCTCTGGGAAATCAAAGAGGCACTATCTGCTATTGGCATCAACATCGCCGCAGCCGGTAAAGGAGAGGACTCATGAGCACTATTGCCCGAGAATTCACCAAAGAGCAGTTACAGCAAATTATCGAAACTGACCACGTTCAATGCGGTGAGGCTTCGGAGCTGGCGCGTATCGCACTGGCATCGCTCGAAGCGGAGCCTGTGTGCGTAATCGACCAGTCCAATCTTGATTATCTCAAATCTGGCTCTGATGCCGATGTATGGACAGCATCCAGAACAGAGATGGGTGATGTGCTTCTGTATCGCGCCGCCCCGCCAGCGCCGGTATCTGTGCCCGCTGCGATGGAAATGGATGATGACTTTGACAGCGCGTTTGAACACGGAAAAGCTGTCGGCTGGAACGCCTATCGCGCCGCCATGCTTCAGGCCGAACCTGTAAGTAATAGTGATGAGTTACCGCTGGACTATCTGCAAGGACACAAAGACGGCCTGGAGTGGGCTGCACAATTGGCAGAAGCCAATCATCCGCAAACAGGTGACTGGTTGTACGACGACCAAATCGATCTTGCCAGGGCGATTCGCAAAGGTCCGGATATGCCTACTGTTCAGGGTGGCAGCTCTCCGGTAACTCCGGATGGTTGGATAAGCTGTAGTGAGCGAATGCCGGAAAAGAATCAGAACGTGCTTATTTCGGTGAATTTCGATAGCTCTCTGGTTGAACCGCTAATATGCTCCGCACGCTATACCGGAAGCACATTTCGGCGCGGAGATGCAACGATTAAGCCGGGTAATGGTATTGAGCAAGCAACTCACTGGATGCCTCTACCAGAACCGCCGCAGGAGGTTAACCGTGGCTAACCTGCAACTTGCCGTCAAAGGTGAATAACAATCCTCGCACTCGCGGGGATTTCTTTTATCTGAACTCGCTACGGCGAGTTTTGTTTTATGGAGATGATAAATGCACTTCCGAGTCACAGGTGAATGGAATGGAGAACCATTCAACAGGGTTATCGAAGCAGAGGACTTCAACGACTGCTATGACCACTGGATGATATGGGCGCAGATAGCACATGCAGACGTAACCAATATTCGAATTGAAGAACTGAAAGAACACAAAACCGCCTGATGGCGGTTTTTTCTTGCGTGTAATTGCGGAGACTTTGCGATGTACTTGACACTTCAGGAGTGGAACGCACGCCAGCGACGCCCAAGAAGCCTTGAAACAGTTCGTCGATGGGTACGCGAGTGCAGGATATTCCCTCCTCCGGTTAAGGATGGAAGAGAGTATCTGTTCCACGAATCAGCGGTAAAGGTTGACTTAAATCGACCAGTAACAGGTAGCCTTTTGAAGAGGATCAGAAATGGGAAGAAGGCGAAGTCATGAGCGCCGGGATTTACCCCCTAATCTTTATATAAGAAACAATGGATATTACTGCTACAGGGACCCAAGGACGGGTAAAGAGTTCGGATTAGGCAGAGACAGAAGGATAGCAATCACTGAAGCTATACAGGCCAACATTGAGTTATTCTCAGGACCCAAACACAAGCCTCTGACAGCAAGAATCAACAGTGATAATTCTGTTACGTTACATTCATGGCTTGATCGCTACGAAAAAATCCTCGCCAGCAGAGGAATCAAGCAGAAGACACTCATAAATTACATGAGCAAAATTAAAGCAATAAGGAGGGGTCTGCCTGATGCTCCACTTGAAAACATCACCACAAAAGAAATTGCGGCAATGCTCAATGGATACATAGACGAGGGCAAGGCGGCGTCAGCCAAGTTAATCAGATCAACACTGAGCGATGCATTCCGAGAGGCAATAGCTGAAGGCCATATAACAACAAACCCGGTCGCTGCCACTCGCGCAGCAAAATCAGAGGTAAGGAGATCAAGACTTACAGCTGACGAATACCTGAAAATTTATCAAGCAGCAGAATCATCACCATGTTGGCTCAGACTTGCAATGGAACTGGCTGTTGTTACCGGGCAACGAGTTGGTGATTTATGCGAAATGAAGTGGTCTGATATCGTAGATGGATATCTTTATGTCGAGCAAAGCAAAACAGGCGTAAAAATTGCCATCCCAACAGCATTGCATGTTGATGCTCTCGGGATATCAATGAAGGAAACACTTGATAAATGCAAAGAGATTCTTGGCGGAGAAACCATAATTGCATCTACTCGTCGTGAACCGCTTTCATCCGGCACAGTATCAAGGTATTTTATGCGCGCACGAAAAGCATCAGGTCTTTCCTTCGAAGGGGATCCGCCTACCTTTCACGAGTTGCGCAGTTTGTCTGCAAGACTCTATGAGAAGCAGATAAGCGATAAGTTTGCTCAACATCTTCTCGGGCATAAGTCGGACACCATGGCATCACAGTATCGTGATGACAGAGGCAGGGAGTGGGACAAAATTGAAATCAAATAATGATTTTATTTTGACTGATAGTGACCTGTTCGTTGCAACAAATTGATAAGCAATGCTTTTTTATAATGCCAACTTAGTATAAAAAAGCAGGCTTCAACGGATTCATTTTTCTATTTCATAGCCCGGAGCAACCTGTGAACACATTTTCAGTTTCCCGTCTGGCGCTGGCATTGGCTTTTGGCGTGACGCTGACCGCCTGTAGCTCAACCCCGCCCGATCAACGTCCTTCTGATCAAACCGCGCCTGGTACCTCTTCTCGCCCGATTCTGTCGGCAAAAGAAGCGCAGAATTTCGATGCTCAACACTATTTTGCATCCCTGACACCAGGTGCTGCAGCGTGGAATCCTTCCCCGATTACCCTGCCTGCGCAACCTGAATTTGTTGTCGGCCCGGCGGGCACTCAAGGTGTAACGCATACCACGATTCAGGCGGCGGTAGATGCGGCAATTATCAAGCGTACCAACAAGCGCCAGTATATTGCCGTGATGCCTGGTGAGTATCAGGGAACGGTATATGTCCCTGCCGCTCCGGGTGGAATTACTCTGTACGGTACAGGTGAAAAACCGATTGATGTGAAGATTGGGCTTTCCCTTGATGGTGGCATGAGCCCTGCCGACTGGCGTCACGACGTCAACCCGCGCGGCAAATATATGCCAGGTAAACCAGCGTGGTATATGTACGATAGCTGCCAGAGCAAACGCAGCGACAGTATCGGTGTTCTCTGCTCTGCGGTCTTCTGGTCACAAAACAATGGCCTGCAACTGCAAAATCTGACCATCGAAAACACGCTGGGCGATAGCGTAGATGCAGGTAACCATCCGGCGGTGGCACTGCGTACTGATGGTGACCAGGTACAGATTAACAACGTTAACATTCTCGGTCGTCAGAACACCTTCTTTGTCACCAACAGCGGTGTGCAGAACCGTCTGGAAACGAATCGTCAGCCGCGTACGCTGGTGACCAACAGCTACATTGAAGGGGATGTGGATATCGTTTCTGGTCGCGGCGCAGTGGTGTTCGATAACACCGAATTCCGCGTGGTGAACTCACGTACTCAGCAAGAAGCGTATGTGTTTGCACCGGCTACGCTGTCCAACATTTACTACGGTTTCCTCGCCGTAAATAGCCGTTTCAATGCTTTCGGTGATGGTGTGGCGCAACTGGGCCGCTCGCTGGATGTTGATGCCAATACCAACGGTCAGGTGGTGATCCGTGATAGCGCCATCAACGAAGGTTTTAACACGGCTAAACCGTGGGCCGATGCGGTGATCTCTAATCGTCCGTTTGCGGGTAATACCGGCAGCGTAGATGATAACGACGAAATACAGCGCAATCTGAATGACACTAACTACAACCGCATGTGGGAATACAATAACCGCGGCGTGGGTAGTAAAGTGGTTGCAGAGGCGAAGAAGTAA